TGCTGCACTGCGGTTGCCACCTGCGTGCCCATATCATATTTACGTGCAATGATAGGGCCAAAGGTCTGCGCGTAATCCGACATCGTCGCCGTAATCACTGGCTGACCGATCGGACCCCAGGAAGCAGTGCCCACGACGCCGACGATGTTCGTTGGCACGCCATTAAGCACGAGGTTTTGTGGTGGTACAATCTGAACATACAGATCAGGTACCACGAGAGCAGTGGTGTTGATGCTTCCCTGCTGGACAATGGGCATTGCTTAGCCCTCCTTCTGTGACGGCACGGCGACACGTACGACGTGAGCCGCTTGTTCGCCTCGGAGAATGTCTGCAATCTGTGCCTTATCAGTAACAACATCGCCCCGGGCGAACCCACTGAAGGGCTTCACAACGACCAAATGCATATCCATGATAGCTCCAAAACTAAACTATATAATCTTCTGCATTGAGATCGAGACTCCCGAACAGCATTGAAGGCTGCAGCGAGGTGATCGTCGTCGCGTACTCGACGGTGTAGATCAGGTCACGACGGTATAAAATTGCATCCTGAGACTGGTCGAACACCGTGCTTCCCAAGAAGATCAGCCTAGCTGCGGTACTGTCCGGCATAGTAATAAAGTACATGGTGGCGAGTGCCGTATCGATGGCGATTGCCACAGCGTCGCGTAACGACGGCGATGGGCACCAGCAAATAATGCGGAAGCTTTGCGTCTGGCGGCGCACTTCCATGAGGCCGGGTGCGTCGGCCACAACCCGCGCCAGCACGTCCCCAGCACCCTGGAAAATCAGCGTCGCGTAGGAAAGCGTCACGATGCCATCGGCGCGAGCCAATGCTGCAATGTTCGCGGCGACCGATGATGGTGTGTCATTTGAGCCCGTCCGATAGACGTAGCTCCGCCCGTCGACACGAACGCCCGCCAGCTGCCCTATCGTGGAGGAACCACCAAATGTAACAATGGGCCCGGCAGTGGTTGCAGTCAGCGTTGGCGCCACCGGGGTCGTGGTCCACTCGTTGGGATATCGCGTTGTATTGCGTACTGCCGTGCCGGCAGGAAAGACGGTGACGTTGATTCGGCCGGCCGCAAGGTCCGAATTCAGTGCCGCAGCTTTTGGCCATCCACGATAGACGCGGCAGAGTGGTCCAGGGACGCTGCTTGAGCCGATACCATCGGGGTAAAGTGCCGCGGAAACGAGCGTAACGAGCTCGCTTTCCACGTCCGATTGATCCGCCATCAGGTGCTCGACTGCTGGACCGTGATACGCCAGCCCAGGGACGTAAGCTCTGCAGCCGCCACTGTAGCGTTTCGCCCCAGATCGTCCTGCATACGGTCAGCTGGCAACAGAACGACATCCCCGAAGGCCGGCATCAGTACTGTCCAGTAAGGCACCGATTGGTCGGAAGGCAAGTCAGCCGCCGGTTGTCCAGCGCCGCCAACACCAAGAATGCTAGCCGGCCAGCCCGTCAGCAGCGGCGTGTTGGTGTCCGCCGTTACGCCACTATACGAATTTACCCCGGCAGTCGACGGTGCGTCGGAGCGTGAGAACGAGATAAAACGGTCCGCTCTTACGCACAGCACCGGTAGAAGATCCTGTTGTGCGGCAATGAACCATATCTGGCTATCCTGGACGAGGTAGTCGCCGACCTGAGTGTAGGCAGCATCGAAGACGCCGTGCCACATCGCGGCCCCGTAACCATTGGGCGCAAGGAACCGGTTATCAGGGCCGCTGAAGGCGGCATGAAGACGAAGAAACCGATTGCTGGGTGAGATCGGCGCTGCAAAGCCTGAGGGTCTGTAGACATCCGTTGTTCTACCGACTTTTCGCGCGGCAACATTTAGTCCCCAGCGGATGCGATCTTGGATATGCTCGAGCGACATTCAGACGACGATCGTGATACCGGAGGACGCAAGGCCAGGACCCGGCGGAAGCCCAAAAAAAGAGCACAGGCGGCGACGCCAGTCATCAAAAAGCGTCGTACGATCAGGAACCTCGTCGCGATTATGCGTCCAAACCGCTGCTTGATCGGTGTCGAGATTCTGTGCGGCCATCGGTACAGCGGCTTCCAGTCCATTCAGAGTCGCCAAATACCTTCTGACGACAGTTTCCTCGGTACATGAAAGATTATTCATGCGGAACTCAAGAAGCCCGTACGCCTGGTAGAAACGCCAATTCTCGAAGCCCGCCGCGGTGCCACCATAGGCCGGATAACCGCAGAACCGCCGGATATCGGTCTTTTCGGAATCTGAAAACATCAGAGATAGGAGCCGTCGCCGCGCGTGAACAGCACGCTACCAGTGCCCGTGACCAAGACGACTGCGGCATACCCAATGACAGAGTTGACGCCGAGCATTACATGGGCGTTGGGAAGCACCGGCATATCTGCCGTTGTAGCGACGACGTTCGCATCTGAGCCGAACCTGACATATGCCAGAGACCCAGTCAGATTGGTGACAACAACCGAGTCTCCACCGCCCGCAAGTGCAATGTTGGCTGAGGCTGTAGTCGCATTAAGCGAAACCGTCCCGGTGGGGCGGAACGGCATGGTGGAACCGGAAGCCATCTGTGTGCCATCCTGTTTTACCGTGAATTTAGCTTGGCGGCACGACGCACTCGTTCTAGCCGATATGCTCAACCATCACGGCGCGTTTGAATGCAGCGTTAGAGGCGGTGGGGACTGTCGATGGATTGGTTGTGGTGTCGGACGGTGTGCAGAAACCGCCGATCCAGTACCAGGATTGGGCGATGATCTGCTGCAAACGATCGATCGGCTCGCGGGTCACCATCGCGACATCGTCGACGATAGTGACGATCGAGTCCGCCGGCGCCACATCTTCGGCTGCCATTCCGGCGAAGTCGCCCTCGATCAGGGCTCCCTGGCCGCAAATGATCGGACGACGCACCATCAGGCTAGGGATCGTCGGATGCGTCTGCACGAACGCCTCGGTTGTAGGTATGAAGCGGAGACCGAGAAAACTGTTCACCATCCCCTGGCGGAAAACCTGGTTCATCGAGGTTGCGCCCTGGAAGAGCTGTTTGAAATCCGGATCTGCGAACAGCTGCCTTGCCGAGACGGGGTCAAGATAACAATTATACACGCCATCGATCTCTGGCACGGCATTGATTCTCAATTTCGATACTGCATCCAGAAGATTACTCATGGTCAGCGTATCGCTGGCCAGAAGTTCGCTGGTGTTGCCACGCTGTGAAGGACGGACAATGACCGATGCTGTCGCCGCCGTGACAGTATTTCCCGCCGTACCGTCGGCAACGGAGACACTCGTCGCGAACGTCAGGATGCCAGAGACGCCATTGGGCGCAGTGGAGACGTTGGTAGAGTCTGCTGCAGTGCCAACGACTGTATAGGAGTCGCTGCCTACCGTAACCAGCAGCGTATTCGTCGCGCTGACGGCAGTCTGCACGCCGTTCACAAAGGCAAATTGGAAGCCCCGAATATCGTCAACCAAGAGATTGACGTTCGCCGAAGTAAGCGAGACCCGCACGCGGGTATTTCCGCCGAAATAGGCGTTAAACAGTGCATTGCGCGCAATCTCGTCCAGGCTTCGGCCGGCCTGCTCGCCATTGACGTATGCATTCTGCAGGAACTGGCTAGCGATGCCGACACGGCTTGTCACCATGTTGAGGTCGGTGGTGGCCGCGTAGTGATTGATGGACAGGGTATATTGCTCGACGCCCCAGTTCGTTGGCGTCAAGCCATTGTCAAGATTGGTATTGGTGGCCGGCGCCAGCGGCGTTGTCACCGTTGGCTTAAGTCCGACCCGGGTCTTGGTGAGCGTCTCACCAATGCCGACAGCAATTATCTCGCGATCCGCGCAGGCCCGATAGCCAAGGCGCGAGCGCAGTGCCTGCTGAAATTCACGCTCCAGGAAACCCTGCTGAATGATCGGCTGCAATGCCGGCGGAAAGTTCTGAATAGGCATGTCTGGTGTTACTCCTTCGGATCGGATTTTTGGCCGTAGTCGAGGGACATCAACGCCGATGCTTCACGATCGCGGCGCGGGCGGCGCGATATTCCGCCTCAGTCATTTCGGTGGCCATCTTCTGCTTTGTCGGCGTCGCAGGGGGGGGGCTGGTCGGGTTGGAGGATGAGGGCGGCGCGGCTGCGGCGAACAACCATGGCTTGCTCTTCCGGAGATCCTGCATCAGTACGGTGGCCCCCTCGACCTCACCCTGGTCGTTCAGCTTAAGAGCCGGCAGATCGATCAGACGAAGCCCGTCCAAGTCGATCATTCCTGCGCGCACGGCTTCTGCCTTCAACTCGGCACGTATGAGACGGCATTCCGTGTTGCGTTGCAGTTCCACCAACTGGCGTTCTAGAGCGTCGGCGCGCGCACGCAATTCGGCCGTCACAGCGGCGTTGGGATCTTCGGGCGGCTGCTCAGGAGAATTCGACATCAGACTATCCTTCCCGACTTCCAATCCGACGCGATGCGTGCCAACTCGCCAACGACATCAGCAATGTCATAGGTGTCGGCAATGGATTTGACGGCTGTCTCGCGGCTGATCTGGCCGGCTGCGGCCAAAGTCGAGAGCGTCTGTGCATCTTTCTGGCGATCATCGGCGGTCGGGGCATACCAGCGAGGCCACTTGAGGGAGAGGCGCACACTCGGGTCCAAGGGCGGTGCCGGCTGCCCCATGACTGTGAGGGGATACGTCTGCGCGGCACGCAATATCATTCGAGCGAGCTGGAGTAGCGCACCCTCTCCGTAGCTGATGCGCAGGTTGTCAGCGAGCCAGATCAGCCCTTGGTTCAGCAGTTCCAGCGCACGACCCGATTGTGCGGCAGAAACCCTGTCGGCATTTGCACGATTGCCATGGACGCTTTCCAAGGCGAACTCGCGCAGTGTGCGGACATATTCAATAACCGCCGCAGACGCGGTACCACCGATTTCCAGCAGTTTGGCATCGCCATTCTCATTTACGACCAGAGCGTTTCCCGCGCCTTTGACGATCTGACTGTCGGTCGAAGCCGGTTCCTTGATCAGTAGGGTCGGGTCGCTGCTGTATTTCAAACCTCTTCCTGCCTGGCTAAGCTGGTAGTCGATTTCAATCTGTGTCTCGATTGCAGCGCGAAATGTACAGGCACCCTCATCAGTGCTCCCGGTAGATGAAAGCCCAGGCAGGTTCCGGACCCACACGAGGGGGACAAAGCCTAGATTATGTTGCACGCTCCGTAGATCATCGATGACAGGATCGGCCTCATCGCCAACCGGAAACGGAACGAACCAGGTCTCGCTAGTACAATCCCAGGTTCGCATGAACCAGAAGTCGCCTTCGGAGTCTGCGAGTTCGTCATAACCGGAGGCTCCCAACACCTTACCGGCTACCTTGTAGCGCTCCGTTACCAAAGCGAGCGTATCGGGTTCGTCGACGGACCATGTCGGCGTGAGGTACGCAGTGTCCAACGCGGTTACGAACACGCGCCCGCGTAAGACCCGCAGCAGCAATGCCACGGATCCAATCGAACCGCGGATCGCCGCGTCGGTCATCACCTGATTGAGCCGCGCCTCACTGACAATGTCCGCTAGGACGTCGCGGGTTTGCGGATCAGAACAGTCAATTGTCGGGAAATGTCCCTCGCTAAACAATAGCGAAATGCTATCTTCGACCACCACACGGCACAGCGCGTAGCGCACCGAGGGGCGACGATCGCGCAGGGGTATGTAGTCGCCGCCTGCGCCCCGTTCCTCGTGGAACTGATACGGTAACGCGTCATAAAATGTACCCTCAAGCACCCGTCTCAAGATGTCGAGCATACGGGTCCGCGGCGCGTAATCGTTGTCGCGCGGAATGAGATCGCAGATCGTTTCGAACATTCGATGCCCTGACGGCCGGGAGCGAAATAGGGGAGCCGGCAGGATTGCCGGCTTCATGGGCTCGGTCGCGCTTATCGCGCGACGAAATTGACATTGAGACGCCGGGCTGGAGCACCGGCGTGAGCAACGCGTGCGAAGGCGCGTGACAACGCATCCACTTGGTCGTCCTTGCGACCCTGTGGGAAGTCACGCAGTTCCTCGGTGAAAGCGACGTTCCAGCCGGCGCGTACGATCGCTATGTTGCCGGCTTCCATCTGCGCCGCAACCGGGGTTGCCCGGGCGATTTTTGAACCGGTCTCAACGGATACGACGGTCTGAAAGCCTGCCAACTTGGCAACGTAATGTGAGGCGACGACCTTTCCGGCCGACCCCGGGTCCTGCGGCAATGATACCAAAACGTTCGGTCCGTCACGCCGGGCGGTATCTACCAGCGCGCATTCGACCTGCCATGCCGTGCCACGAAGGCGCACGACATCCAAAACTACAAAGCGTCCATCTGAGTCGCGGAGCAACTTCAGGCCGACACTCCAGTCCGGATTATTGTCATCGCCCTTCAATGTAGCGGCGAGGTCCCATGCACGGACCTGACGCGAGTTTCCGGGGTCGGGCGGCATGTCGAGGATCAGGATGCGATCCACCTTGAACAGGCCGCCTTCCTGCGGGCGTGGCGATTGTTGGAACAGGGCGTTCCACGCCCGCTCGCCGACCACTTCACGCTTCCGCATGAGCGCCGGTGCATCCTCCCATTCCGGCCACAGCGCTGCTCCGAGTGGCCGTTGCAAAGGATCGTTCGTCTCGGCCAGAGCCGGTAGCCGAAGAACACGCCACTGTGGACCGTCGTGGTTCAGCAAGCGGCCGCCAAGATCGTCTTCGTGCCAGCGGGTCATCACCAAAACGATTCGGCCACCAGGCGTCAACCTAGTGATTAGGTCGAAGCGATACCAATTCCATGCGAGTTCGCGGGCCGCAGGACTGTCTGCTTCGACCTGCGATTTTACCGGATCGTCGATGACGATCAGGTCTGCCCGACGCCCGGCGATCGACCCTCGCAGACCGGTCGCAAAGAACTGCCCCCCCGTGGACAGCCGCCAGCGCCCTGCAGCCCGATTGTTAGAGAGGAGCAGAGAGCTGAGTGACGAGATGTCATTGCTGACAAGTGCCCTCACTTGCCGGCTAAAATGTTCGGCAAGCGACGCCGTGTGCGATGCTGCAATTACGGAACTGGACGGGTACCTGGCCAACCACCAGGCAGGAAAAATCACGGACGTATAAGTTGACTTGCCTGAGCCCGGGGGCATCAGCACCATTAGTCGATCGACCTGTCCGGCCGCCAAAGCCTCGAGTTCCGCGAGCAGGAGGCGATGGTGGGCAACAGGCGCCTGCTGCGCCGGCTCCAATACGTGGACTGCCCAATCATGCAGACCTATTCTGACGCGGCTGCGTCGACCTGATTCCTGCGATAGGGTAGGCGCGTCAGTCGGTGAGCTCGGCATAGTCCGGGCGGCTCACTTGCTAGGGCGGCTGAACGGCATGACGAGGTATAACTGGTAGACGATAATGCGACGCGGCGGGGCGCGCTTGCCTCAGACCTTTCCTGGCCGGACTTCGCGAATTTCATTTCACGCCGTGTTATGCGACGTGAGCTATCATGGACAATGCGCATCAAATGATGGATTTTGCTATGGACGAGAGCGAAGCGGCGCTTGAGCGCCGCCAAAGCTTATCTCGCCATCATGCCGGCAAATATACGCCATGCTGGGGCAACTGGGCAAGGCATTTTTTCAGATGACGAGGCTTTTTTTCTTTAGCTGGCTGGCGCTTACGATTTCGGGCTGCCATAACGAGGCCGCAGATGCGCTGCAATCGGGGAAAGTGATGGGATTCATTGGCCTGGAGGGGCGCTGGGCTGGACCCGTTGTGCCGAATTCCGACGGCTGTGGACAGACTACCAAGGGTCAGATGTCGGTTGATCGAAGGACGTTCGCATTTGATCCCTTCCAGGGCACCACCGTCATCAGCGGCACGGTCTCCGACACCGATGCTCTGGAGGGATCGCTGTCACGTCCAGGCGGCGGGCAGGAGACGGTCTCGATCAGCTTCTCCGGTGCGGTCGATCAGCACGATGGCGGTGGGGAGACCATCGACGGGCAACTGTTGTCCGGACACTGCACGTGGGCGGTAAGTCTGAAGCGCGGGTAAAGGCTTTCGTGTTTTCACGGTTCCTCACGATTTAATTGCGGTTCCTCACGCCGTACTAACTGTTGGACGGGTTCCGCAAATCCCGTGGACCGCTGAAACTCCGGACCTGCCGCGGCGCTTGGGAACGCTGGTTCCCCGCGAGACGCCGGCGCAATACCAGCCGCAGGAGGCGACATGGATTACGCCAGTTACGAAGACGCCCGCAAAGGTGAGCAGGGCCCCCGGTCCGGGGCGCGTCCGACGCAAACTGAGCCGTCAATTAAGCGCAATGCAATCGTCGCGGTGGTTGAGGACGGGGTACGAATCTCCCGGGAGCTTTGGGCGATCTGCGAGTTTCTTGACATCGAAGTGGTTCGCATACCTGCCCATTGCGACCTGAGCCCCGTGTTGCGCCGCCAATTTCCCATGGCGGTGGTGTGCGAACTGGACGGTGCACCGCAAGATGGCTGCCATGTGATGAAGACGGTGGCGACCTACGACCCCAGCCTGCCAGTCCTGATCGTGACAGGTGACGATGAGGCGCTGATCGGTGCGGCCGATGCGGTAGAAGAATTGTGGCAACTGACCGAGGTCTCGAAGATTCCGGCATTGCCGGGGATAGCCGGTCTTGTTGATTTCCTGTTCCAGGCGGGACGGAAGGGCAATTGTCTTCGTTTGATGCCGGCGCGGAGCTAACCCGACGTAGAGCCGCATCAGAGAGGTCTGCCGGAGACGCAGGAGCAACGAAATCGGCGAGAAATGCCGACAGTTCGCGGCGACCAGCTGAGGCCCAGGCCGGGACCGCAGTCTCGGGCCTGCGGGTAATCGCCGCGCGAGAGATTCGCAAGGCCTGTCTTCGCCGGTTCCATGATTCGAGACTGTGGGTCCGATAAATTCCGCGCGGCAGGCGGCTTCCGGCGGTGCGGCAATGGTCACCAGACCGGCAAAGCCGCGCCCGCGCGCCGTGGTGGAGGGAAGCAGGGCTCCGGTCATCGGCGCGCCACCGACAGCTGCCTTATGACCGCGATGCGATTTGAGCCGGTCCTCGGCCGGCGTCGACAGTAAAGCGTCCGGTGGGTGCTGCCTTTTGAGGTCTTGGAAGCCCGAGCAGATCGCGTTGACCTTGTTTTCAGAATGGGATTTTTGACTTATGCAGGGGCTGGACGCGGCTCGACAACCGGCGGACGGGTTGTTTTTTGCGATTTTTCCTGACGAGGTTGCCGCGGTAAATATTTCGCGACTCATTAAGTCTCAACGCCGGGTACATGGGTTGAAGGGCAGACCGATTTTGATGGAGCGGCTGCATGTCTCGCTTCATCATATTGGCTGTTATGTGGGCCTGCCGCGCGGCATCACCACAGCCGAGTGTGAAGCTGCGGCGGCAGTCGTCATGTCACCCTTCGACATAGCTTTCGATCGTGCGATGAGTTTCAGCGGCAGATCGGGCAACCGGCCGTTCGTGCTACGAGGAGGGGACGGTGTCGTCGGATCGATGATCCTGCATCAGCATCATGGCGCGGCACTGCAGAGAGTCGGCCTCGGGCGCTGGGTGAAATCGCAGCATGAGCCTCACGTCACTCTTTTGTATGATGATCGCTGCGTTGCGGAACAGGCCATTGATGCTGTCAGTTGGACGGTACGTGAGTTCGTCCTTGTGCACAGCCTGCGCGGCCAGGGACAGTGTGATTGTCTCGGCCGGTGGCCGCTGCGCGGCTGATTCGCTGGGCTCTCGCGGACCACACCGACGTCGGTTTCGTAGCAAGCGTCAGGTTGGTACCGTCGCTTTCCACCATCACAGGTGGGCTAATGCACGACCTCCGATCCCGATTTGCACGCCGCAGGGGCGTGCTGCTGCACGGGCTCCAGATCTGGCGCCACAGGCACCGCCGGGCCTTCGATCAGGCCGATCGGGATAAATTCGGTCTCCGTCGCCTCCATCGCTATGGCGGCCGCCTTGCGCGCTGACCGCCTGTTGCACAGCAGACTTCCGATGTCCGGTGCCACCGCGCCACCAGCCGCACCGTGCCTTCGGCGCCGACATCAGCCAGCAATGCCGCCTTCTCCTCCACGCTCCAGATACGTCACCGATCCGACGGCCCTAGAATATCCAACTCGGTAAATCTCGGCTCCTTCTGGAGTCCAGAAGGAGGCTCCATCTAAGCCGGTGTAAAAGCTTCGGTTCGGCCGCCAAGTTGAGGATCGAAGACCATGCACAACACTGCCATCATGGTGGACGACCGCTATCCCCCGATGAGGAGACGCAGATATGACGCAGATGCCCACACACGGCCGATACGGGTATAGCGCCATCCGCCATCGCCCCGTCTATGACTGGCCGGACAGCAAGCGGCTCGCGGTCTATCTGGCGATCAATCTCGAACATTTTGCTTTCGGCGAAGGCCTGGGCGCCGAACTCGCGCCTGCCAGCCCACAACCAGACATATTGAATTATGC